CCTGCTGCCCTGCTGCATCCTCGCCACTCTTGAATGTTGTCATTTTCTCAACGGTTTCTGCATCGACCGTTCCGACCTTGTTTCCGTCCGCATCGTATGCGTTGACGCTACCGTCCGGATTCGTCTGCAATGCTCCATCCGGAACATTGTCTGTGAGTGAGCCGATGACGTTTCCGTTTTCATCCCACACAACAAGGCTCTCGTCCTTTGCTGCTGCTTTCATTGCTCCCTCGATGGTCTTGTACTCTTTGCAGTCCTCTTTCTTGAACTCTGTTCCTTTGCCTAAATAGTATAACATGATTATCCCTCCTATTTGCTCAAATACTTGCTTGACGCATATCCGACGATGTTCTTGTAAACCACATACAACCATTTCACACCGTTGCAATCGTTATAATATCCATAACACTGGACTTTCTCGCCGTTTTTCATCACCGCAAGGATTGACTTTCCTGTTCCTGCTCCCGCACGGAGATTCAATCCGGATGCAGTCACCTTATAAGTTCCTGCAAGGCTCTTGTTGAACCCGTGTGCAACGTCGACCTTTGTATTGCTCTTGACTGGTGTTGTGTTGGATGCACCTGTTCCGGATGACTTCGCTCCGTCCGTGAGGTTCGTTGCAACGTGAGCATTGTCATTGAGGAGGATGTCTCCCTCAAGCAAATACGCATCCGATGTCAGATATTTGCTATCTGTCAACACCTCGAATCCTGCTGCCTCGAGACCCGCTCTCATGTTTCCGGTATAGAGATAAATGCTCACATTCTTCATTTTCTCATTTCCCAGTCTGTAACCTGCTCCCTTTACGATTGCAGCGACACCGGATGAACAATCTGCCTCACACGCAATCGTGATTTGTGCAGGGTCGTAATTCGATGCCTTGAGATGCTCCCAAAATGTGCATCTCTCTGACTGGTCATATCCGATTTTATTGTTGACTGCTGCTGCCTTTGCCATGCTCGCAATCATTTTTCTGACCTTTGCATCCGGATGACGGAGGACACATTTCCACGGTCTGTTATACCAATTTATAACCCTCCACTCTGTACCTGTCTGGTCTCCTGCTTTTCCTCCGCTGTATCTGTTATTTTCATCATGTCCGCAATTTGAAATCATTTGTTTTCCTCCTTGTCAAATTCTTCTGTGTTTCTGTCCGTCATGTCTCCCATAAGTTCCGGACAATGTTCCTCAAGTTCTGTGTACACAATCAACCCGCAAATCAGTAACGGAATACCGACCCATAAAATCGCACATCCCAATGAAAGAATGAACCATACTACCACCGACATTCTTTCCGCAAATTTGTCATCCGGATAATAATATTCGTCATAGTAAAGTTCCTGTTCCTTTTTGCTTGCCCTGTCGACCCAAATGTAAAACGCTGTCATCGCTAAAAATACGACGACCGCACCCACAACGTACACAATCCCGATTGTCCTTGCGTTCTGCACGAAAAAGTCTACGATTTTACTCATTGACCTCACCTGCCTCACCGCTCACAAGCGTCTGCATCGCTTTGTTGCTCTCAAGCATCTTTTTCATTCTCTCAAGTGCCTCGTCGACCATCATCGAAAAAGCCTCAAAAGAAATCACTCTCGCAAGCCACGCAAACCTTGCGACAAACATGTCATATACATAACGCAGCTTGATTTGACCTGTACCGCCTCCCAGTTCTTTTTCTGCCTTTGTGACTGCATAGAGCAGCCATTCTCTCACTTTGTTCAACTGCTTGTCTGACGGCATTTTCACGAAAACATATACTGCATATCCTCCCGCTGCACATACCGCAATCAGACCCACAATCACAAACCAATTCTCGACGATGTATTTCATCCTTGTACCTCCTCGTCATCCTGTTCCGGTTCGTCATTGTGTTGTATTTCTCCGTTTGACTTTGTTCCCTTGACCGTTTTCACGGACTTAATGAGTGCCATTGCACCGCCCTCAACTGAAAGAAATCTGAATACATTCTCAATCAGTGTCGACGGCTCTGAACCCATCCGTAAAAACACAAATATCATCACGACTGTAAAGATAAATGCTGCAAGAATCAAAGTGAATACAACACGTTTCATGAACAGACCGGACACCTTTTTGTCATGTCTCTCTTTTCGCTCTCTTATCCGATACATTCTTTTCAGATGCCGGATTCTGATGCGACGTTCCTGTTCTGTCATTCTCATGTATTGCCTCTTTTCTGTGAGGTTGATTCTTGCCCGTTTCCCGCCCTCCTGTTATCGGTCGGAATGCTGTTCTCCGTCCAGTCTCTTGTGATAACTCTTGAGTGACTGTTCCACAATGACAACACGCTCTCTCAATGTTTTCATCTCCTCACGGTTCTCTCTCGATTCCCGTTTGATGTCTTTGAGGTCGTCTGCGATGTTCTCAAGTTTCATCATCACCATTGTGTCGGTTGTTGCTCTCTGTTCCGCATCTTCCTGTGTGTCCTTTTTCTCATTTCTCTGCTTTGAGCAGATACCGAAAAAAATCGCAAACGCAACAGATACTCCGGAGAGCAACAGGGAAATCTCAGTCGTCAACGGCGTTCTCCTTTCCGAACTCTGTCGCCTCGATGTCGTCGGTGTCGCAGTATTTCCGCATGTGGTATTCGAGAACATCCATCTCCCTGTCTGTCTCCTCTACCTCCTGCCGGAGTTCCGCTCTGACCGCCTCCTCGATTTTCGACTGTTCAATGATTGTTTGCTGCTTTTTCACGATTGTGGATAGAGTTTCCGTCACATCACACAATCGTGATATTATTTCAAGCGGACTCATTCTGCACCACCGCCAGAGTATGCCTCCCCTGTGATGTATTCATATTCATCCACTGAAATACTACCCTTTGAGACACGCTCGGAAATCTGTTCCTTTGTGAGAGTGCCTTTTTTGTACATTCTTTTGAGACTTTCAACAAGCATTTTCATACTAAATCAACCCCTCCTCAATCAACTGCTGTGTGTATTCGTCAATGACTGCATCTTTCTGAAACTGTGTCACGGATTCAACGATTCCTGTTGTGTTGGATGCAACAACCTCCTGCATGAGCGTCAATCTGTCATATTCCTCCCGTGACATCTCACGCTCCTCTCGCTGCCATCCGGTGATTTTCTTTCCGTCTGCATCCTCTTTCGTTGCTTTCTTGATATTGCGTCTCTGATATACCGTTGTCGGTGACGCTGTTGTGTCGAACTCCTCCGGCTGTTCTGCCTCCGTTCCGAACACTTCTCTCCATTCTTTCATGTTTTTCTCGCTCCTTTCGCTTTGAATGTTTGCTAACTATTTTCTTTAATTTCTTAACATTCACATAAGGCTTGACCCTTTGCAGGTACATGTCGTATGTGTCTGTATTGCTCAAGTAACCCATGTATGACAGAATTGCGGTTGCATCGTACCATGTGATTTTCTCTTTCTTTGCGACACGGTTGACTTTCCGTGTGCAACTCAACATGATGCTTTCCCGCAGAATCGTCTTGTCGTGATAGAACTGGAATCCCATGAAATCGAGTGGTCTCCCTTTTCTCTTTCCGGTCTTTTTCTCTGTGTAATCGAACCGGAACACCTGCCAGTTTCCTTTCATCTGCAAGTTGAACTTTTCTCTCAAGAATCTCTCAATCTCCTGCTGCATCCTGTGGAGTTCCTTTTTGTTCTTTCCGAACACCACCATATCATCCATATACCGGATATAATGCACCGCTTTCAACTGCTCTTTGATGAAATGGTCGAGAGGCTGCAACATGAAATTTGACAACCACTGCGACGTGTAAAACCCTAAAGGCAACCCGACCTCGCTCCCATCAATTATCAGTTCGAGGATGTACAACATTCTCTCGTCTCTGATTTTCTTCTTGAGCCACGCTTTCAAGACATCATGGTCAACACTCTCGAAAAAGTGTCGAATATCCATCTTGAGAACATATTTGCAGTTCTTTTTGTCTCGCTGAATCCACCTCTCGATGTACTTTTTCCCATAATGAGCACCCCTGTTCGGTACGCTCCCACATGAGAACTCATACATCCCTTTCATGAAAATGTCATAACACGCAGAGACGACAATGTGATGAATCACCTGCTCATAATTGTATCGAGGTTTCTCAATCATTCTCACTTTCCTGCTTGTTCCCTCGTTGATGCAGACCTTTCCGTGTCTTGATGGTTTCCATGCCTTTTCCGGATGTGGTATGTCGTACCCCTCCGGTGCAGTGTTCTCAAGTTGCTCGACGACGTTCTTGACATGTCTCTGAATGTTGGTCGGCTCTAATATCACCGCAACGTCCGGACGCTCTGTCTTGCCCTTTGCTGCTTTATGAAATTTTTGCTCAACATTGCTATGTTCTAACATAGGCTTGTACAGGTTATTGACGGATTTCTTTCCCATCTTTCTTATCACCTCAAGGTCTTTCTGATATTCTTACTCGACCCTGCCTGCATCGGTATCATTTCCACTGGTTAGGTGTATTTCAACACCCTGCGGTGTAGGAAAAAGGTGTGCTTTTGGTTAAATGCTCCATAATTTGATAAGATTGGCTCGCCACGATGTTCGTGTTCACGTTCGTCGCAGGGTTGTTCACATTCCAGTACGACAAACCGCACTTCGACCCGTTGCCACGGTTGCCACCGAACAGGGCAAGGACGCACACCGATTCCCCTGTCATGTCAAGGTCATCTTTTTGTCATGTCGGAGATTCTATCACAATTTTTTCTGTTTGTGTCGGATGTGCCTCCCGTTTCCATCATCGTGGAAAATCCTTGTCATACCGGACACCTCGGAGGGTAAACCCTCCGAACCTCCCTTTTTATTGCGGGGGAGTATCTCCCCCGTTCCCCCTCGCTGCTTACGCAGCAGCAACAGGCGGTTTACAAGAAAGGCTCGCCACGAAGTACGTGGCCACGTACGTCGCAGGGATGTTCACAGACCAGCACGACAAACCGCACTGCGACCCGTCGCCACGGTTGCCACCGAACAGGGCAACTGCAACAATCGTATTGTTGAACCATAACCCATCACATTCGTATGTGGTCTCACTTCCGGATGCAACGGTCGGGATTCTTCCGATGTCGGATGCCATTTCCATTCTTGAACAGTAGCCTCCGGATGTTCCGGACGGTGTCAGTCCTGTGTTTGTGTACCCCGCACCTGTTGAGTTGTACGGAGGAACTGCTTTCACATGATACACTCCGTTGATAAGCAGCAGACCTCTCAAACGTTTCCAGTAGTTCGCAAAGAAGTTCTCGCAGTAAAATACTTTGACTGCCTGTGTGGTCGATGTATAACCGAAAAACTGTCCTTTTCCGTTGAGTGTTCCGGTCTGCAAGAAATTGTCGGACTGACTGTTTCCGTTTCCAAACTTGCCTTGTGAGTTGGTGCTACATGTAATCATCGTACACATTTCATACATGAGGTTGATTTCAGAAAATGACTGTTTATCCCATCTGTCGCCGTTCTGCTTTGCTGCGGTCGTCTCCTGCTCGTCTGTCATGGACGCTGTCGGTGTGAGACCGGAGAGTGAACGCATCCTGTTGTTGACAACCGAACCCTCGTACATCGGGAAATATGTCACAGGCAGGACATTTCCGTCTGCGTCGGTGTGTGCGTATGCTTTGTATGTGTCATCGTACTGCTCCTCACAGAACACAACAAAATGATAATTGTTCTGTGTCCATCTCTTGACCCAAATCAGAGGAATCTCGGACATTGCATTTCCACCGTATGATGTTTTTGTGATGTCCGATGCTCCTCCGTTCAGCTTGAGAGCATGGTTTTCATGATTCAGTTCATAGTCAACCGTTCCGTCAGTTCTTACCATGACCGGACGGTTTTTCTTTACGAACCAAATATCTCCCCAGTCTCCATAATCGAACCCGCCTCCTGCGAAATTCATTCCTGCGGGTGTCATTCCAACCGCATCATAAAGATATTTGACACGGGTTGCCGGATTGCTGTCGAGGAGGTTGATTCTCATTCCGTATCTTTTCGGTTTTGCTTTTGCGTCCTCGATAATTTTCTTTGTGTTGGAAAGAATCTCCTGCGACGTGGATTCTTTCGCCATGAATATTCTGTCACCTGCTGCCATTATTCACTTGCCTCCTTTGTGATTTCCTCAAAATACAACGTACCGTTTGAGATACCCATTCGATACTTGATTTGCGTCGCATCGTCCTCCAGTTCGACAGTCGTTGCCAGTGCTTTCATTTCTGCAAGCAACTCCGTTCCCTTTTTGACCATGTCGTCATAGTACGTTTTTGCATCTTCGTCCATTCCGGTCTTGATTTCTCTGACCTCCTCGATGTCAAATGCGACAGGGAGGCTCATGAACTCGGTCGAACCGTTACCGATTCGGATGATTCTGTGACCGCTTGTCGTGGTTTCGAGACCCAGTTCTCCATCATCGAGAACCCTCTTGCTCTCCGTCCACTCTGCGGTCGTTCCCTTTTTCAGAGTGATTGTTGCTGTTGCCATTCTTTTTCACCTCTTTCTCAAATTGTGTGTGATGTTCCTGCGATGTACTTGTCATAATCGGTCGTGAACGGTGTTCCTCCCTTGACAAGCAGGAGGTCGGTTGATTTTGGTGTTCCTCCATCCACATTGATGTTGATGTCCGTCTCAAGTTCTCTGATGCGTTCATAATAGTCTTTGACTGCTGCCAGTATCGCATCAAGACCGGACTGACTGATGATGATTTTGTTTGCCTCCTCGGTCGCTGTCAGACATTTCTTTGTCTGCTCGATTGCTGCCTCCATCGCCTCGACACATTTTGCAATCGCCTTTGCGGTGTCATCCTCTCTCCGGCTCTCTTTGATTTCTCTTGCCTTTTCAGCAGCCTCTCTCAACCGCTCCTGTGCCTGTCTGACCGCCTCTGCTGCATCAATGGTGTTCTGTGTGTCCTGTGCGATTTGCAGAGCCTCTCTCGCTGCTGCAATGGTGTTCTCCAGTCTTGTATATTCTCCGGAGTGAATGATTTCGCTGTGACGGAAAAATCTCCATCTCAAACGTCGCACTCGTCAGCAATGCACCATTTTGATACAACTGCACCTCACACAATGCTGTTCCGTGAACCTGCAACATGCCTCTTGTGAGAGGAATGAGAGCCTCATTTCCGGACTTTTCTCCATCGTTGTGAACGTGTGTCTTGTCCGGTTTGGTCATGTTGATAATGACCTCCACATTGTCCGGTATCTCATACACGACACCGTCCTCCATGAGCGTCACTCCGATGTACCGTGTTCCCATATCCATCTGTTTCGCTGCAACTGCAAAATGCTGTGTGTCTCCATACAAATCCACTTTGATGTGTCTAATGATTTCCAATTTTCTCACCTCCTCATGACAATTCTTGCTCGGTTCTCTGAACCTCCTCGAATGACAGTCTTGTGTTTGCCAGTTCGACCTTGTTCTTTTCTTTCGTCAACGGGTATTCATAGAATTTCACAATCCTGTGGCTCTCACGGATTCCCGTTGACTTGGAGATTAGCAGCACCGTGTCTCCCAGTGCTATACTGAACACCTCTTTGTACTGTTCTTTTTTCTCCTCGTCCTGCACTGCCTCAACAAGATTGATGATTTCTGCTGTGTACGACCTGTATGGTTTGGAAAGTTCGTCCAGTTTCGCCTCCGCATCCTCTTTCAGTGATTCCGCATCCGTGTATCTTTCATCTTTCCACGTCATCGTTTTCACTTTCTTTGAATACTGGTGATTCTCAACATAATTTTTCCCGTCGATATTCAGCATCAATCCATCTTTCCCTATCGGAATGAGCCTTGTTGCAAAGTCGTATGAGTTTGACTGCACCTGCAACCGCTTGAGGTTCAGACGTTCAATGAAATATGCTCCTCTGTCCTCTCCGTATTTCTCATATACCGAAATTCCCTTGTTCAGAGAATCGAACACCATCTCGCATCTATACGTTGTAATTGCCTGTTGAGCGACATCCCATGCAGAACAGTTCTGCTCTATCCGGATTGTTCTCTTTTTGGAAACATCGCACCGGATGACTTTCCATCCAGTTCCGTCGATTGCCTCTGTTAGACATTCATCGACCGTCTTTTCCACAGTCTCGAATCCCTGCGGATATTGTTTGCCCTCCAGTTCCTCGACGTTCAATGTTCCGGTGCATTTGTACCATTCCCCGCTCGGCTCGACCTGCTTGATAACAAATTCGTCCGTGTCGGTTCTGATATATCCCTCCTCTTTGATGTCCGTCGCATACCTGTTTGTCTTTCGGAACTCGAATGTGATTTCCTTATCTCCAGTCTTGAGAGTGCTTGTGATGCACGTTTCTTTTATTCCGGATAAAATACACACCTTTTCGTGTGAATCATTGTACAAATCCATCTGACCGCCTCCTATAACCACATAGGTTTGTATTGAATTGTTACGATTGCATTTTTATCCGAAAAAATGATGTGATGTTCTTTATCCTTTCCGGTTTTCAGATACGGAAATTCAAACATTTCCACATCTTTGAATTTGTTTTCGCCATCCATTGTTACGAATCCGGTCTCTCCATCAATCACGACTGTCGCACCTCTCGGAATTGTCTTTATTGTTATTTCATCCGAAAGACCGTTGATTTTCATTGTCTCGATGTATTCCAGTGCTGTGATTGTCAATCTGCATGGTGTCCACCTGTTTCCTTTTGTCTCGAAAATTATTTCATTTTTCTCCTGCCACGAGATTGTCACATCGTCGCTAAACCAGTACCCCGTGAACTTGAACGATGACTTGTATCTCTCTTTTGAGATTGTCTTTTCCGGTGCATTCGCTGTCATAAATCCCTTGAATTTTCTCCGATATCCGTCAAGTGTCAAAACAACACCTTTTTGCAGGAGTGCATTGAAGTCGCTAATATGTGTCATGACTTCATCTCTGTCTTTGCCTCTGAAAAGCACCTCAACCGTGATTCCGGACAGTGGTGTATATGTCTCTGATTCTGACGGAATCAAAGCACCCTCGAACATGTCCACTGTCACGGTTGTTTGAGGAGGTGTAAACTCGACCGATAACTGTTTTGCATCAAATTCTCGAATGTCTGTGCTATCTATTTTCATTCCTTACCTCCTCTTTTTGTGTGCTATCGCTAGATTGTCACTCACCTTGTCAGTGGTCACATTTGCGACCTCCTCGCTGTCGATATATGTGTGTACCTCCACTGTTGCATTGATATTCTGATTGATTGTTTGTATCTTTCTGTCAAGTATTGTATTGAGTTTCGCGTAAAACTCTGAAAGTGGCAATATTGCCTCGTCTCCTGCCTCTCCTCCTACCATGAGGCTGTTTCCATTGATTCCGAACACTGTCGGATTTGTCATGATACCACCGTTTTTATACCATTCAATCGAGAATGACGGGAGTGAACCTTTTCCTCCGATTCCGAACGGTGCTTTTCCTCCACTCACGCTAATATGGGGCAGGTTTAAGTGTGGCAATGACCACTTGAAATTGAATGCCGATTTGATTCTCGACAATGCACCTGTCACCACTCCGTGTGCGGATTCCATTTTTGAGGAAAATGACGACTTGATATTCTCCATCGCAGATGATGCGGTCGATTTCGCACTCGCTAATTTGCTTGAGAATGCCGATTTGATGCTGTCAAGTTTCCCGCCCGTCAAAGTGTTCGCCGTACTCATGAGAGAGTTCATTGTGTCCTTTACGCCTGTGAACGTAGCAGACACGATTCCCTTGATTCCCCCGCCTTTTTCACTGTATGCGGATTTCATATTATTGAGTTTCGTTGAAACATTGGACTTTGCCGTCTCCATGAGTGAGGTTGCCTTGTCCTTTATGTTCGTGAAATCCGTCGACCATTTCGTTTTTATCTCCGAAACTTTTGAGGAAAATCCGGATTTGATTTCCGTCAATTTATTCGATGCGTTGGTTTTCCATTCCGTCATTTTTGTTGTGACGGTGGTTTTCATATTCTCCCAACCCTCGGAAACCTTTGTCTTGATTTCCGATGTCTTTTCAGAGAATTTTGATTTGATTTCAGAGAGTTTTCCTCCGGATAAATTATCAACAAAAGTAAATCCTGCTGAATAATATCCTTTGATTCCCTCCCATCCGGCAGCAACAACGCCCTTGATACCGCCTCCGTTTTCTTCATAGGCGGTTTTCATGTTCCCCAGTTTTTCCTTTGCCGTTTCGGTCGCTGCCGACATGACATTATGAACCGTGTCCTTTACGCCGTTGAATACTTTCGATGCAGCTTGTCCTATTGTGCTGTTTTTTATGTTGTCGCCGATTTCCTTGACCTTATTTGTGGCCGCCTCTTTCGCTTTCGTGAATGCTCCCGTGATGGTCTCTTTGATTTTGTCGAATTTCTCTTTGATATTGCCCCACAATTCGGACAGTTTTTCTTTGACCTTATCCCAATTTTTATATAGTGCGACACCTGCTGCAATCAGTCCGGCAATCAGTGTCACAATCAAAATAATCGGACACAAGTTCATAACTGCATTGAGTGCCGTCTGTGCTACCGTCATTCCTCCGGTCGTCGCCGTGGCTGCTGTTGTAGCTGCCGTGTGTGCTGCCGTGGCTGCTGTTCCTGCCGTATCTGCTGCCGTTCCTGCTGCCGTGGCTGCTGTTTTAGCCGTAATCTTTGCAATGATTTTCGTAGCACCGGAAACAAATTTCTGTCCGGTCGTTATTGTGTCGGAGATACCCTTTGCCACCTTACCGAATCCGATTGACAACGGACCGATAGCAGCGACCACAAGACCGACCTTGAGGATTGTTTCTTGCTGTGCCGGAGAGAGCGACGTGAACCACTTCGTCAACTCTTGAATCTTTCCGGTCAGTTTCTCAATCATAGGTGCTGCGGATGTCTGTGCTGTGGATGCCAGTGTCGACAACGCCAGTTTTGCGTTGTTCATTGCAACCTTTGCATTGTCAATCGGGTCGAGTGTTCCGTTGTAGGTGTCCTCGACTGTTGAACCGTATTCCTCCATTGATGATGAAAGACTGGTGAGGTCAATTCTGTTCTCACGAATTGCCTTTGTCATTTCCGCAGCACCTTTTTTCCCGAACAATTCCGTTGCAATCTGCATCGCCTCGGTCTCTGTCTTTGCGTTCTTGATGCTGCCGATAGTATCTGACAACGCCTCGTCCATTGATTTTCCCTCTGATGTGGCGTTCTGTAATGCTTTTTTCAGACCCGCCATTGCTTGAGTGGAATCAACACCGTTTGCATCGAATTGAGCCATCAAATTGATTGCTTGAGGCAATGACAATCCCATTTCTTTGAATTGTGCGTTATTGTCGAGGACATATCCCTCTAATGTATCAACAGAGATTCCGGTTTCCTGTGCCTTTGCCGTGAGTAATCCTAACAAGTTTCCCGTCTGTGATGCATCGACGTTCCACGCTTTCATAATTTTGTCAACTTGGTCAACTGACTGTGTGACATTTGTTCCGTTGATTGATGCGAACTGTATGAACTGTTTCGATGTCTTTTCAAGTTCCGTTCCCGTTGTATGGAATCTTGTATTGACTTCTCCGATTGCCTCGCCTACCGTCGACATATCCTCCGGCATTGTGCCGAAAACATTATCCGCAGACTTTGTCAATCCCTCAAGTGCCTCTCCGGTTGCTCCGGTCTTTGTCACTATGGTGTCATAACCCTCGTCGAGTTCCGTGAATGCTTTGATTGATGCTGCACCAATACCCGCAATTCCGGCAGAGACAACTGACATTTTCTTTCCGAAACTTTCCATCTTTGTTCCCGCTGTATCGCAAGCGGTCGCAAATTTTTCAAGTTTATTATCTTTTAACTGGTCATTAACATTTTTCAGTTCTGCCTCCATGTTCATGAGGGCAGTCTTTGACTTTTCCGTCTTTACCGTCTGATTTGCAAGTGCGGTCTCTGTCTTTCCGATTGCTGTCTCATTTGCGGTGAACTCTTTCTCTAACTTGTCGAGTTCATCCTTGAGTGCTTTTGACTGCTCGGAGTTCTTTCCGGTCTCTGCCGTTGATTTCTCATAAGCCTCTTTCGCAGCATCAATCTTTGTTTTGAGTTCCTCCTGCTTTGTCTTTTGGTCTGACAGTTTCTTTGTCAACTTCTCCTGCTGCTCACTGTTCAACTGCACGATGTTCTTTTGCACCGTGATTTTTTGAGTGAGCGATTCGGCTTTTGCCTTGAGGCTGTCTGTTTCTGACCCGAACAACTTTGCTTTCGTCGCTGCCGTCGTATATTCCGCAGACAAGACTTTCATCTGCGATGCTGCCGATTTCATTTGTGATTGATAACTGCTCGAATCTGCCGATATTTTGACGCTTGTATAAGCCATTCGGTCGCCTCCTCTCTTACTGATTTTCGTTGATTGTATCTAATTCAAATTTTAAGTAGTCCAACAACGTGACAATGTTCTCTTTCATGCATTGACTGTATGAGTTTTTCAATAGCCGAATCGCAATTTTCACAACACGGTCAACAATTTCCCCGCAGACTTTCCATTGATTTTCCTCCGGTTGTTCATCCTCGTCCTCATATCCGTTTTCACGGTCATAGTCATCGAATGCGGATGCCTCTTTTTCTACCTGTTCAACCTCGACAATGCTCAACATCTTCTCTGCAACAATGTTCTGCATGATGAAATGAACCGTCTTGATTGCCGTCAGAAATTCAACTGCATCAATCTCCCCAACTGCTGCAAGCGACAATTCATTCCCGAACATCTCCTGCATTATCTTTTTGTTAAAAAACATCACTCCGGAGAATTTCTCCGTGTCATTCTTTTCCATGAGACTGATGTATTTTTTATACTGTTCTACCGTTACGGAATTGATGAAAAGTCTCTCACCTCTGCAAGTGACCTCGATTTCCGGTATCACTTGCCACTCTGAAAATTTTTCTCTATCTTCTCCATACGTTTGGTGAGGTCGTCGGCGATTCCCATGTCGATGAACTGGAACTCAAGAATCAAACCTGCTGCATCAAGTCCGGTCTCCGGATTCTTTAATTCCTCAACGGTGAACTGGTCTCCGTATGCTTTGCAGATAAAAAGACCCATCGCCTCAATGTCCTGCTTTGAATATCTCTGTTTTGCGTCGATAACCTCTGCAAGTTCGAGATATTCCGTGTATGTGTCGATTGACATTTTCGGCATTGTAAACTCTTTGTTATTGACTATAATTTTTCTTTTCATGATTTATCCTCCTGTTATATATCCTCTTATTAGCCTAAACCGCCGTTTTTCTCCTGCACTTTGCTGAACCAATTCTTGATTGCCTCTGCTGCCTTTGTATCTTCTGTTACAAGGTTTGATTCATCAACAGAAATCTCATATGCATTGTCAAGACTTCTCTCATAGAATGAACCCTTGACGCTCTTTGTTGTCGGAGACAGTTTTCCCTCTTTTGTGCTTGCCTCCTCGCTGATTCCCTCTGCAAACTTTCCGGCATACAACCACTTGAAATCATACTTTCCGTTGAGTTTTCTTTCTCTCCATCCGACAGCGACCTCCGGTGCTTTGTCGTCTGCCGTCTTTACGAGGAAACCATTCTCATACAACTGACCGAAAAGAATCTGTCTGTCCTGTGGTGCAAGGGCGTTGACCTCAAGTTCGATTTCAGTTCCCTCATATGAATTGATGACCTCCTCTGTTCCGTCGTCAGAGTAGATTTTCTCCGAACTCCATTTTTCATCAACTTTTGCCTTGATTGCTCTTGCCAGTTTTACGGGTGTACCTGCTACATACCCCGTTGCATCATTCTGTGTGAGTTTTGCGATGTAAAAATCTCTACAACCGCATGTTCTGCTTCTGACAATCTTCTGTTCTGTCTCGCTAACCTGTGTTACTGTTTCGCTCATGTCTATTCCTCCATTTCATAAAACTTTGAAAACCTTTGTGCTTTCATATAGATTCCGTCCTCCGGCTTGGAATCGTCTCCATTCCTGCCCTCAAACGAAAAATCATTTTCTTTCATGATTGACTTGATTTCCCTTGCCAGTTCAACCTCGTCACTTTCCGAAAATATAGTGACCTGCACTGACAGCGTCACTCCCTCTGCATCGTCGTCCGAAAAATTCTCGTCATTTTCTCCCAAATCCCACAATGTCACATGTCTGTCATGGATGTCTTTGTCATACCATCCTTGCATCACAGTGATTCCTCTGTCTGATATAGGTCTCAATGCGTCGGATGCATCTTTGATGATGTCCGGACTGCTGCTCATGCTCTCACCTCATTTCAATGTGTTGTCTAAATAGGATTGATATTCTTGTTCTGCGATTTTTTGCAGTTCCGCATCTGCCTCACGCCCTGTTGCGTAAATAAATTCTTGAGGCGGTTGATAGATAGTTCCCCAGTTTATGAATTTCACATAAAAGTGTTCGCTATTGTCCGACTTTTCCCATCCGACATCTGCTGTTGCTCCTGTGTCTTTCATTTTGACTGCTCCCATCGGTATGCTGTCCGCTGCATGTGATGTCACGGATGACTTTGAACCGAAACCTCTGCCGGATAATTTGATGTCTGCCGATTTCGGAATTTTGCCGGACATGATGTTTTTCACAACTGGTTCGCTTTGCTTTACAATCTTTTGATTGACCTCTTTTATGTCCTCGTCGCTTGCTGCGTCCTCAAATGCTTTCATGAGTTCTTTCAAACCTTGAAATTCCATTTCGATTTTCACTGCATCACCTCCGGTGTCAGATTATGACACTATGCTCCCGCTCTACATTTCAACTGATATTTCCTGTCGTCTGTGAACATCGGACACGCATCATATATCTTGAACTCAACGCCTTTATATACTGCGTAGAACTCTTTCAGATTCAATCTGATTTCCTCCATCTTGTCGCAGGCTCTCGTTTCAAACATGATTGTGTTCTCAAGACCTATCTGCAACGCATTGTATTTTTCATTTGTTCCCAAACTCTTGACATCACACCAACATGAGAAAAACTCCTTTTCCTCCTGCTGTCGTCTACCGTCAACAACACTTGTTGTCTTGCGAATTATCTTGATTCTGCCTGTCATTCTGCTGCACCTCCGTATATTTCTTTCAATAGCATGGAGGAAACGGCAGCGGATAGCGTTTTCGTGTCGCTCCGGTACTTGTCACGGTTGTCGTACAGTTCTTTCACAGACATAAATGCAAGCAGTTTTTGACGGCTTGTGAGGTTGTTCCGGTCGAAATTCGGAATCAGTTCCGTCATTTCATCCAGTGTCGTGTCAAGCATCAATTCAAGGATTTCGATGTCGTCATCATAGTCGATGTGACAATATGTCTTGCATGTAGCAATCAGACCGCCTCTGTACTTCTCTTTTTCTTCATCCGTCATGTTCTCACCTGCTTTCAATAGCAGGACGGATTCACCGCCCTGCTGCCATATTACCCGTTGATAACTTCTGTAATCTGACCCTTGATGACTGCTCCCTTGTCAACAGGCTGCACATCGAATCGGTCACGCACCTTGATTCCGGTCATGTCCTTATCCCATAAACCCGCACCTTTGTCATTGAGGTCGATTGTGAGGACATTTCTGTCAAAGAGTGTGACTGCCTCTTTTAAGTCACCGCAGAAAATAGGATGCTTGTACCCGTCGATTGTGTGACCATCGGTGTTCATAATCTTCTCGGATGCAAGAGTTTTCTTTGATAATTTGATGATAGGATATTCACCGAAAAGCATCTTTCCCTTTGTCTGCTGTGTCGGGTCTTTCTGTAAAATATAGTTGCCGTCTTTATCCTTTAACTTGTCAAGGTAGTTGAAACCGCTCTGATTTGTGATAACAACTGCATTGTCAGCGATTGCAGGGTCTAACTGCTCGTTGAAAATGTCCTTGAGGCTGTCAAGGTTCTCGACTGTGACCTCTTTCCCTTTTGTCATCTCATTGAGTACCTTGAGAATCATTGCGTTACGGGTTGCCTTTGTTTTCTTGGCAATCCATTTGTTGATGTATGCCATGATGTTGGATGCTGTGTCCTCAAGTAACTCTGCTGTCATCTTGAGGATTCCACCCTTTTTCTTTACCTTGTACTCAATCGGTAAAAATTCCGGTTCGTCCATCTCCGGAAAATCCGCAGCCTCGTCAACATTGTCAAATGGTGTTGATTCTGCATCAACCTCAATGTTTCGTGTTCCTGTCTTAGTTGTTACGCCCTCGACATTGACATACTGTTCAAGGTTGTCGGATGAACGACGCAACTCGATAATGTCTGTTCTGATGTCCTCCGGAATTGTCACGCCGATTCCGACCTCTCCCTCACTTCCTGCGGTTGTGTCGGATGTGAGTGCATCCTTGTACACCTTGATGTCTGCCTCGTCTGCCTCTTTGTGTAGGAATCCGGCTTTGACAATGTTGACAAATGATTTCACGATGTTCTTTTTGTCCGGCTTGACATCCCCGCCGACCTGCTTTGCAGTTCCATCCTTGACCTTGTTCTCGATGCTGTCCTGCTCGTCCTCGTCCAAATCATAGAGGAGGTCGAATCTGTTCTGTAATTCTACGAGTTCCTCCTTTGCTGCTCTTGCCTTGTCGAGTTTTCCATCGTTCACAAGGCTCTTGACTTCATTTTTCTTGTCGTTAATCTGCTTTAATAACTTCTGTAATTCCTTATTCATGACTTTCTGTCCTCCATTTCTTACATACCATAAAGGTATAAATCATCAAGAATCTGCTGCTTTTCTGCCTCGATTCTCTGTTTCTCTGCCTCTGCTGCTGCATTGTTCCGGTTTTCCAATTCCGCAATTACCGCATCGACAATGTCCTTTGTGTCGATTCCCTTGAGTGCCTCCGGAATATTGTTGTATTTCTCGAAAAAGTCAGATGCACACGCTGCAACTGCTGCCTTTTCCTCGATTTCAACATTGAAATACTGTTGCATCTTCTTACTGTCGAACCATGTCTCATTGCTCATGAGAGATTGAATTTTGTCTCTTGTGACACCCTCCTGCACATGTTCCATGTAGACATCAAGAATTGAATCCTCGCAGAGATTCAACTGCTTTATGACTGCCTTGAAATCGTCTGCGTTTCCGTATGCCATGCATAACGGTTTGTGAATCATTGCTTGAGCACCTGTTGCGAAATGCAGTTCGTCACATGCAAACATGATGACTGATGCAATGGATGCAGCCATTCCGTCAACATATCCGACTTTGTGTCCGTCATATCGCTTTAACTGGTTGTAGATTGCCAGTCCTGCAAATACATCTCCACCGCCGGAATTGAAATAGATGTCAATGTCCTCATATCCATCTAACTGGTTGAGGAAATCTGCGATGTCCTGCGGACATCTGTCCTCCTCATACCACATAGATTCCCATGTCGCTGATACAATGTCACCGTAGAAATACAAGGAACATCTGCTCTGCTCCTCGTCCTGCTCTAAATCCAAATAGCCGACATTCTCAACTTTTCCGCTGCGTTTATTTTTCTTTGTGAAATCAAAACGTCTTTTCTTTGCCATGCTTATTCACCTTCCTCCTCGTCAGTCTCGTCCTCTGCCTCGTCGGTTTCGTCCGGTTCTGTTTCTGTGTCCGGCTGCTCTGTGTCCGGCTCTGTTTCTTCCTCCGGCTGTTCCGGTTCATCGGCGTTCTCCTGTTCGGATTCGCCTTTCAAATATGCTGCACCCGCCATCGTCAACGGTACGATGCTACCGTTCGCAAGTAGGACATCGCCTCCCTCCGCATCTTCCATGTCGAGTTTACGTCTTGCCTCATTCGGTTTCATAATCATTCCATTGACAGCGTTTCTCAAATATTCCATCTGTGTTTTTGAATCGGTTCGGAATAATACTTTTTCGTTGAATTTGTAATAATATCCGTCGTCTGCATCTTCATCCGGCAGCATTTTGAAATTGATTTCCTCCTCATACTGCTTGATGATGAACAGTTCTGTGTCAACGTAGAACGATAACTGCTGCATTTCGCTGTTACTATATGACGACTTTGAATAGTCGTTGATTTGATTCGGTTTCACTCCGAACGCTCCGGCGATTTGCAGGGCATTATATTTTTTCAGTTCAAAGAACTGTGAATCAGTCAGTTTGATGTCGAGGGGCGTGAGTTTCATTCCTAACGGAACAGGCAGAATTTTTCCTGTATTCTTTGCCCCGCTGCCGAACTCCTCAAACGATTTGACAAGTGCCTCTTTTGCCTTTTCGTTCAACCCTCCCGTGTATTCGAGTGTTGCTTTTGCTGTCAGACCACTCTCATACAAGTTATTCATGAACGCCTGTGATTCGGATGCACCTGCAACCGTGTCTCTCAAAATCTGCTGCACTGGTAGTCCTGTGATTCCGTCGAAACTGAATGATGTTTTGAAATGCATCACCTCGTCCGTGCTGAACACATATTGACGACCGGATGTCGGGTCTGTGTAGACGTACCACAAACGCCCCACTCCTGCGAATATCCCTGCATCGTCAACGACTATCTGCACACAATTTGACTGCATGACCCACAAATCAACGATTTTTATTTCACCGCCGAATTTCTTTCGGTCAAACTTCTTTCTCATATACACATAGCCGTTTCCGTAATGGTTGCGGTTGATTTCAACCGTGTTCCAAAATGTTGTTGGTGTCATGAACGGATTCGGTCTTTTTGAGAGCAGTTTCGATGTATCTGTCGCCTCTGCCTCAATGATTCCCTTGTCCGTTTTCTGATAATATTTGATAGGCATTTTCGCAAGGGTCTCCGACAGCATCTTGAGACAAGTGAAATATGTGACCTCTGATGTCGGTTTTCCTTTTCTTTTCAATCCTATTCGCTCAAGGAACGACGGTGAGTTCAATGTCATTTTCCCTCCGTCGTTCTGTGGTTCGTCTCTCCACCAATTTGAAATTTTTACTCCTAATCTCTGAAACGGATTCATTTATTTCTCACCGCCTTTCTTCATGTATTTTTCATATTGCTCAAGCCATTCATTGACAGTTTCGTTCACGTCCGGGCGGTATTCCTCTTTCATTGCGTGTTTCCATGCGTCGATGATAGCGTCAATCGGGTCGATTCGTTCTGTCGTGATGTCCTTATCAATCTTTATTTCGCCGTAGTTGTTTGAAATGGTCTTTGCGTTCGCAATCGACCAAACAAGCAGACTGTCGACCGGAACAACTATCTTGTTGCCCTCTTTGCCGACTTCCATTCCCTCAATCTCCACATTGCCCGCAAGGATTTCAAGTCTGAAATCAACGGTCGCATCGTTCAACTCTTTTGCTGTCTGCGTGACAGAGATTGAATCGAATCCCATCGCCTCAAGGTCTGACAGGAACGCCGATGCGTTGTGCGGGTCGTAACAAATCAACTGCGGTTTGAGGTTGTATTCTCTCACCAAATCCTCAAGGTATTTGATGATATATTTGTAATCTGTCTTGATTCCTCCCAGTGTTTCCGTTACCGTCACAAGACCTTTTTCAATCCATACGTCGTATGGTACTTTGTCGGTCTTGATGTGTTCATCCACCCTTGAGGACGGAATGAATGAATGTGTGTGAACAAAATATTTTTTCGTGTCCTCCACCATGAACGGAATCACGATTGCGATTGATGTCAAGTCGCCTCCGGATGACAAGTCAACTCCGACATAGCACTTTGACCCTCTGAAATCCTTGAGTGATTTCAGAACGGCACATGCTTTCCATGATGCAATGTCCTTGATGTACAGTGAATTTGACCACTGCATCCACATATTCAACTGCTTTACAAGGAAATCTCTCAAGTCCTCCCCGCCCATATCACGGGCAGTGTGTGCAATCGGAATGAGGTTCTCAAGTGCATCCCTGTCAAACTCAAGAATCGGGTTCGCTTTTATCCAGTTTTCCGGTGTGTACCTGTCATCGTGTTCGTCCATCTGTGCGATGTAGACAAATTGACTGTCATTCTCGAAAACGCCCTTGAGTAG